ATAGAAATTATAGATGGTAAAACAAGTTTGTGGGGAGATATAATAGATGGCAATGAAGACAACTAACAGCTTAAAAGGCAATCCTTGGAACTCTACAAATGACAGAAGACTGCATAACGCAAAAGCTAAAAGTGCATCTTTGAAGATGAAAGGAATGAAGAATCGTGCCCAAAGAAGTATTAGACTTAAGAAATTTTAGTGGAGGATTAAATAATAATACAAATCCTAGAGACTTAGACACTTCAGAATTTCAAGAGTTAAAAGGGTTAAGTTTAGAAACACCAGGTAAATTAAAAATATCTGGTTCTGTTACAGACTTACCTCATGCTAGCTCTGCTGATGAAGAAAAGTTTACAACTACACTAAATTACGGTAATGGATTGTTTCACTTTAATAGTGACAGAGATCCAAATAATGGAGCTTTATCTAATACGGAACTTTTATTAATTAATGATGTTACAAATCATAAAGTAAAAGTATTTGATAAAACAGATGGTGCGTATGAATCTGGTTCTGAAATAGATTACGGAACAGCTTCTTCTGAAGTTAATTATTATGCTGTAAATGGTAATGTTAGGGTTTCTCCTCATAGCTATACTGTAGCTAGTACTCCACAAAATCAACCTAAATGGTATGGATATTTAAAATATACAAAAAATTATGGAGACGCAGATGCTAATGCCCATATATTAAAATCTGTAGATGGTTTTAAAGTGGCAAATTCATTTATAGCACCAATAAAATCAAGTACATCTACTGGATCAGGAGGTCCTGATGGATATGGTAATCCACATGAAACTTTAGTACCTATTGGTAATTTGCCTTCATATCAGTCAGAATTTTTATTTAATCCTAATATTGCTTCTTACACTATAAACGATGGAAGTATTACACCAGATGGTACTGTAGCAGAAAGATTAGGAAATTTTGTAACTGGCTTGAGTGGAAGTTATTCTGATTGGAATAGTGGTTATGGTCCTATGGCTTTATATATGTGGTGTAATCCAGATACTACTTCTGCTGATGATACTGAAGGTATTACGGTGTATGATATAGTTGACGGTAAAAAATATTCTATATGGGTATCTTTAATTTACGATAATCAAGAATCTAATATTTATCATGTTGGAGACATATCTCAACCATCGATAGCTGCAGTTACTGGAGATAAAAAAAGAAAATTATACTATGCTTTAACTGGAAGATTTCCTAATAACGATAGATTAACTGGTTATAAAATATACTGGGCTTTAGAAGATGATGGATCAGTAGGAACTAAATATTTATTTATGGAAATAGATATAAGAAAAGGATATAGATTAGCTGGGAAGGATGGATTTAAGGCTTTAAGTGCTAGTGGAAGTTTTATAGTTAAACAAAATGACGGTAGCAATGCAGCTAATGCACAACAATTTTATACACAAGCATCTTTTGTAGCTGGAGGAGATGCAACTCAAAGAGTTTTAGGACATTTACAAGACGGACTTCCTACAACAGAACCATTTGGAGAATCTAAAGGTGTTAATCCTATAGGCAGACCTGGTACAAGCTACAAAACATCAACTATATTAAATAGAAGAGCTTATATAGGTAATGTAACTTACTATGATGAAGATAATAATTTAATTACAGCAGATGATACTGTTTTAAAATCTGAAGTAAATAAATTTGATACTTTTGATTTTAATAAAAGATTAGATGTGGAAATAAATGACGGAGATGCTATTATTAGATTAGAATCTATTGGTAATAAATTGTTGCAATTTAAAAAGAATAATTTATTTATTGTCAACTGTAGCAGAGATCAAGAACTATTAGAAGCTACATTAAAATATAAAGGATGTGAAAAAGAATACCATGTAGTTAAAGCAGAAGGATTTGTAGCCTGGTTTAATAAATATGGTGTATTTTTATATGACGGAGAACAATTAAGAGATTTATTAATAGGACCTACTGGTCAAAAAAGATTTAAAGACTGGAATACTCAATACTTTAGCAATGATGGAGTAATAGGTTATATACCAGATAAACAAACACTAATTATAGCAAATCCAGCGATAGGGGGCTTAAATAACAATCCTAGTGGTGGTGTATTAGAAATTGATTTAAAGACGTTAGGATGGGCATATAGTGCGTTAAAACTAAATACTGTAGATGTATCTAACTTTGTTAATGTTAATGATGGAAAATTAGTGTGGTTTGAAAAAGATAGTAATGATATTGAGTTAAAATATTGGAATCCAGAACCTTCTTTAAGAGATTCAAGTAATGCTTCTGTTGTTTTAAAAACTCCAGCATTTGATTTTGGAGATCCTAGTAGAGATAAAACTATTACTACAGTATATATTAACTATAAAAACGGTGAAGATATAACTGTAAAAGGATTTACAGATGTAGCAGCAAGTAATGATGGTTCTGCATTTAGCAGTGTTACGTTAGGAACATTAGCGGGAAATAATGATACTACTAATAGAGTTGCTAAATTTAAAGTTAGAGGCATTACTTCTGCTTTTAAAAAAGTAAAAACATTTGGTTTAGAATTAACTGGTGCTACAGATCAACAAGATTTTGAAATAAATGATATGCAAATAGTTCACAGAGTAAAAACAATTAAATAATGGCAAAAGCATTACCAGGAAATAAGAAAAAATTTAGTGAAAATTTATATTCAGAATCCTATAGCGGAAAAAATAGAGATTCTGGAGCTGGTGCATTACAAACACCTGCAACTAAAATAAATGATTTAGATAATAAAGCAACAACGCAAACAGAGTTAGTAACAGAAAAACCCAGAAATATAGATGGTGTTACTGGAGATAAAAAATTAGTAAAAGAAGCTGATGGTAAAACGTATTTATATTATAAATTAGAATCAGAGTGGTTTAAAACTGAATTGGAGAAAGCATAATGGCAAGTAGAGCAGATGTAGCTATGGCACAGTTTGGTGCGCAAGTAGCAGAAGAAGAAAGAAAAATGGAAAAACGTATAGAAGATAGCACTACTATACGTTCGTTGCAAAATATAGATGCTATGGCATCAGGTGCTACTATGGGATATCAACTTGGAGAAGGATTGTCAGCGGGAGTAGATATGATGAAAGGCTTTGACTATAGAAGGCGTGCAAGAAGAGGTTATATTGATAGTGCAAAAGACAGAGGCATGACTGGAAAAGAAGCAAGACAAAGTTGGAAAAAAGATGGAAAGGTACAAGCTATGTCAATGTACGACGTAGGAAAAGAACAAGGATTTTCTCACAAAACAATGGTTTCTTTATATTTAGATGGCGTAAACACAAATCCTGCAGATGGAAACCCAAAATCTACTTCTAATATAAATTCTAGTCCTGAGATGTATGCAGGTCCTTTAGAAGGAGGAGGAAGAGTTGGAGGTAATAATCCTCAAGGAGAACCTGTAGGGACAGAAGACAGTGGATATTATTTTGGTAAAAATTTAGTAAGTCTTTACAACAGGTTTCAAAATAGAAGAAGTGGTGGCGAAGGAGCTAGTTAATGTTAGGATTTTTTAAAAAGAAAGATCCATTTATGGACAAACTATTAGAACACTTGAAAGAACGTGAAGGTTATAAACAAAGTGTTTATTTAGATACATTAGGTAAACCTACTTGTGGTATTGGACATTTATTAACTAAAGAAGAACAAGAAAAATATCCTGTTAAGTCTTTAGTACCAAAGGATATTATTGATGAATGGTTTAAAGCTGATATAGATACTGCATTAACTGCTGCAAGAAAACAAGCAAAAATATTATGCACAGATAACGACGATATTGTAATTGCATTAGTATCTGTTAATTATCAATTAGGTGCAAGTTGGTCTAGAAAGTTTCCTAGAACTTGGAAACTATTATGTCATAGGCATTACGATGATGCAATACAAGAAGTATTATATAAAAATCCACCAGATAAAGAACCTTCTAGTTGGATAGAACAAACACCAGTAAGAGTAAAAGATTTTATAGAAGCAATAGAGAAATTAAAGGAGATACACAATGGCTCAAGATAAAAAGAAAAGTGCTGTTCAAATAGCAGGAGAAAATGAAGTATTAGGTGCTCCAGATAAACCAGATCCAGATTTTGCAGCTGAAATGCAAGCTCAACAAGATTCAGTTGATGCAGCATTTAGAGATGATATTATGTTTGAAGGAAAACAAGACCCTAATCTTAGAGGAACTGGACAACCTGGTGAGTTGTATATGACTCCTGGAAGTCCTGAGTTTGAAGAAAAAATGCAAGAATTAGAAGGAACAAAAAACGATTTAAGTATAGATCCTTTTACAAAAGCAAAACGTGAAGCAGCTAACGCAATATCGCCTAGTTTTAATGGTATGTTTTGGTTAAATTCTATAAGCCCCGATTTTGAAATAAAACCATTTAGCCCTTCTGTGGTAGCTAAAAAAATGATGGAGGATGAATAATATGGACCCAATAACAGCAGGTATGACGATAGGCGGTGCTATTTTAGGTAAAATAGGAATGCGTAGACGTAGACGTGAAGAACGTAAAAGAAGAGCAAGAGAAAAGAAATTTGCATTGCAAGCACAAACAGCACTAATTGGTACTGTAGATGGATTAAGAGAAGACTACCGAACAAGAGCTGGATTTGCTAGAGAAGAATTTGGCATAAGACAATCTTCTGCTATACAGGGATATCAAGCTGAAAGAAGTGCTATGGATACCATGATAGGTGGTAGTAATTTAGCATATAGCGGATCTGCTGAAACTGCAAGCAAAAGATTAGACGATGGATTTAGAACACAATTAGAAGCAGAAAATTTAACTGCTAGACAAGAAATGTCTGCAATAACTAAAGGATTTGAATCTGAATTAAGAGGTGTTCAAGTAGGATTATTAAATTTAGAAAGAACTGCATCTGAGAGAGGTTATAGTATACCTAGTATGGGTGCTTCATTCAATACAAACCCAACTGGGTTAGGAGGAATAGTATAATGGCTAATTACACAGAATCATTTTTAAGAGCATTGCAAGGTGCTTCTTCTAGTGTATCTGGTTTAGTATCACAAATAAGAGAACCAGACTTTGAAGAAAAGGTTAGAATAGAAACTGATGCTCAAAAAGAAGTTCTTAACGAACAAGCAGAAGCAACAAAAAATTTACAATCATATTTATTAGGTGAAAAACACGGATATGATTTAAGTTTAGCTGAACTTGGTTATGGTGAAGAATATAAGTTAGAAGCATTAAGAGCTGTTAATCAAATGCAATTACAAGCATTGCGTGGAGAACAGGCTATGGATCAAATTAGATATGAAACTGCACAGAAGTTAGAAGAAGCTGGATACGATGCTATGGTATCGTTAGGTCAAGTTAATTTCGTAGGAGATGCAATGGACCCAGGTGAATGGCAAGGTTTTAGTGTAGAAACTCTAAAAAGATTTGTTACAAAAGATAGAGGACGTGCAACGGAAGCTAAACAACAATTTGAACAACAATACAATTTATTAAATGTAGGTTTAGCTGATGTTTTACAAACTAAAACAATTAATCCTAATGCCCCTGCTGTACAACAAGCTATAGATACAATTAATACTGGTATAGAAACAGCAGAAAACTTAGCAACGTTCTCAGGTCGTCAAAACTTTGGCGAAGATCAAGACTATTACAATAATAGATTAGAACAGTTATACGCATTAAGAGATACTTTAGAGAAGTAAATAAATGGTAAATCCTTATTTAAGAACTCTAAACAAACGTTTGGCAGATGGACGTCTAAATGAGATTACGTATGCAAATATGTTAAAAAACTATTACGATTCTAATGCAGGATTGTTAGATGAAGATAGTTTGCAATTTGTAGAAAGTAAACTTACAGAACTCAAAGTACCAATAGAAAATCCAGATGCTACAGATGGTGTTATTAAGCATGCTCTATCTGGTTTACTAGAAGGTTTTACTACCTTTGGGTTTGCTGACAAACCAGACACCCCTATAGAAAAAATAGTAAGTAATGTAGGACACCTTATAGGATTAGCCCCTGGTATTATGATGGGTGGTGCACGTATGCTAACAAGTGCTACTGCTACTGTAGGTAACGCATTAATTAGACGTGGTAGTTTAGAAAAAAGTAAAGATTTAATTAGTTTAGGTAAAAAACTAAATGAAAAGTCTCGTACTTATTCTAAAAGTAGTGATAGACTACAGAGAGCTATTGGAAGAATGGCTGATAAAATGTCTTTTACAGATGAAGCAGGTAAATTACAATTAGGTTTACGTGCAAGCAGACCTTCTATGATAGATCCTGTATTGAATAAAAGCATCTATGAGTTAAAATCAGTACCTGGTAAAATTGCAGAAGTAGTTCAACAGCAAGGATTGGCAGCATTAGGAGATAATAAAAATAAGTTATTAGAGTTTACATCTCAAGGCTTATTGTTAGGAATGTTTAGTAAGGATGCTGTAGCTAGAATTATGCATGAAGCAGGACATGTAGGATTGTTAATGGCGTTCTCTAATCATCCATTAGCAACAAGAAATGAAGGTGGAATGTCTTTACAAGGTGTAAAAGACATGGCTATGGCAGGTGTTCACGGAGGTATGGCTGGTGCTATATTTGGAACTATAGGACAATATGCTAACATTTCAAAATTAATGACATCTTCAAATCCTGCTTTGGTAAAAACTGGTGAAAACCTTGTTAGAAAAACAGCAAAATCTTTAGTCTCAACTAATCAAGAAGCTACCGAATTTGTAAATACCATTGTAAGAGCTACTGCTGGTGCAAGTTATGGTACTGCTATATCTATGATGAATGATTATCCTGTAGAAGAACAAATATATGAAACTTTAATGGGTATGTTTTTTAGTGTAAACGCTAGACCTACATGGCAAACAAAAGCTACAAGAGATATTAATATTCATGCAAATAAATTTAATAGAACAAAATCTGTAAATGAAAATGTAGAAATATTAAAACAACAACCTTGGTTTCAAGCAGAAAGTAAAGACTATCAACAGTATTGGTTAAATCATTTTGAAGCAATAAGAAATCAGCAAATAGCAAGTAAAGAAGTTATAAGTGCTGAAGTAAGCCGTGAAATATTAAAGCAAGTTAAACAACTAGAAAAAGAAGGTATAGTTACACAAGAACAAATTCAATCAGTGCTAAAGGGTAAATCTTCAGAAGAAGGTAAACTATCTTTACTGCAAGAGCTTGTAACTATGAAAGAGTTATTAGCAGATCCTGACTATAGTCCAAGTGTTAAAATAGAAGAATATGTTGCAAGTAGAAATATAGACTTAACTGCTTTAACTGAAATGAGTAATTTTAAAAATGAAGTAACTCCTGGTAATGAAGTAGATTTTCCAATACATAGTTTAACAGAACTACAAAAAAGAATTTCAGGTACAAGTGCCTATAAAGATGTTACTCCCGATACTTTTTTTGGAAGCATGGTAGATGTTTACAATAGAACAAAAAACAAACATTTTTTTACAGATAATGAAGGTAATAAAAGAATAAATATAGATAAATTCATTGAAGCTGTAAAAAGAAAATATAATCAAACTAAATTTGAAAATAGTGACATAAAAGAAACTCGTAGAGTAGGTTTAAGATTTGATGTATATAAACCAGTAAAGAATGATTTTTATATTGATTTTACAGACCCTATTAAAAAGGGTGAAGAAAGATTTATAGGAGACCCAAGAAGAGTTCCAGCACAAGACCCTCAAGGTAATGATATAAAAAAATTAACATCTGGAAGAAGAGATAATTTTAAAGGTTTTAGGTATATGTCTGGTAATACTATTAGTTATATGGCTGTTAATAGTAGAGGAGGAGTTATATTTGTAAGTCCTTTTGCAAGAAACACTATATTTAACAAAGATGGTAGTGTTGTTGTTACGCCTTATGTAAAAGAATCGCAATGGTTAGCTTTTGAAAAAAAATTAAATGAAAAAAGAAAGTTTATATATGGAGGTATAGCAGATACTGGTAGGGTTGAAGTAAGATCATATCCTTGGGCACCTAAAGGAAAAAGTAATCATTGGAATACTCAAGTTGTTAATCAGGTTTATAAAAAAATTATAGACAATGTAATGAAAAACGACAAAGCAAAAGAATTTTATGAAAAAAATGTAAAGAAAAATTCTATAAATAACGAAACAAAAGCAAATACAGTTGCAACAATGATATATAGAATGCGTGAAATGGGAATGATTACTACGCAAAGTCAAATAACTCAAAAAAATATTCAACTATTAATACCAGAGTATCTTAAAAATGAACGTACGGGAGACTATAAAACTCCTGCTAAGTTGCAAAAATATATGAATCAAATAGATAAAGCAGAAATACCTTTTATAGATGGTAAGTCTTTAGGTTTAAAAGACGATAATCTGCGTGGTATGTTGTTAAAAGATTTGAATACAGGACCAAGAGAATCAGAAACAGATGGTACTATATTATTACACAGTAAAATATTTGATAAGCTTGTAAAATATATGGGTAATGATTCAGCTTCTGGTATGGCAAAAGGAACATTGTATTCTAGGCCAAGGTCAAAAAGTGAAAGTGCAAAAAACGATAAAGGCAACAAGGCTTTAATTATAGGTAAGTATGCTTACGCAAGAGCAGACGCTGCAGATGTAAAATATATGAATAGAAATGGAGTAGATTTTATACTATATGATACGGGTGCAAAACATAGACACGGTTTAAAGATTAATGAATTAAATGAAAAAGCTTATGATCCAAGCAAATCTACTGCAGAGCAAGTAGGTGTATATCCAGAAAATCCTGAAACATTTAGAATTAAAACAAGTGAAATGAATTGGAACATAGATGTGCGTGAAAAAATTAACGTTACTGGTAAATTAAATATTATGCAGCAGATGTTTTTGAATGCAAACAATATACAATTCGATCCTGCTACTCCTGTAGGTAAATCGTTCCACGAAGGTTGGAGAGAGCTTATAGGTGAAGGCATAAGCGGAGATCCTAAAGTTACTAAAGAAGCTTTAAAAAGATTAAAAAGTAGCAAGAAAAATCCTAACGGAAGATCTTTAAAAGGACTTGATATTGATAAAATAGATATTAAAACATTAGATATGATTATGTCAGAAAGAACTAAAAGTGAGGCATTTAAAAGCATTTTAGAACATTTATACTATGAAAACAAACATGGTAGATTGATAGATTCTGAGCAATCAGAATTTTCAATGGTAAATGATATGCATGTGGGGCAACACTTAAGAAATGCTGGTTTTTCATATTCAGCGTTGCAATCTAGAGGAACTTCTGAATTTGTACAAAAAACATTTAGAAGTTATATCATGTCACGTATAATTAGACCGCAAGTTAATAATAGTTATTCAGTTATTCTTGGTCCTTATGATTGGAAGTATTCATTGAAAAAACAAAAGTATAGTTCTGCAAAAAAAGGATTAGCAGATAATGAATTTATGTTATGGTCAGGTGCTAAAGAAATGCGTGTTAAACATCCAGTAACTAAACAAGAGATGCGTTTAGGAGATTGGTGGGAAACAATGAAACTGGTAATAGATTTTAATCCTGCTTATTCTGATAGGTTTTCTATAAAAGTAGGAGACCCTGGTCAACAAACATTGCGTTTTAATAGAAAAGCTCCAAAAGAAATAAGAGACATGAGTGCATCAGATTTGAATGCTTGGATAGATTCTCAGTATGCAATAATTAATCGTTCTCCTGTTATGACTGCTGGTAATATGAGAGCTTTAAAGTTTGTAGGATTTGCTGGAGGTAAGGGAGATAAAGGTTTTGCACTTATTACCAATAGTAGAAATGACTTAATGATGGGTGGTGCTGATAAAGACATTGATAGTGCGCATTTATCTTGGGGTATGCCTAAAAAAATTAAAGATGGATACAGACAGCAAGAAGTTATGTATGAATTTGCTAAAGACTTTAACAATCCTAAAGAAGATTATGAGTTAAAAGATGATGCATTTCTACAAGAGTTAGGTATTTTACCTAAAGATATAATTGCAAAAGATAATCCTTTGGGAATATTGATGTTAAGTGAAAAAATTAAAGCAGCAGACTCTGCTACATATGGTAAAAATTCTATTGGTGTTATCTTTAACGGATTTACTCAAATTAAACAAGCTGTAGATATTCATTTCCAAACAGTAAAAGGGATGAGTAGAGCAGAAAAATTAAAAATCTATCAAGAAATTGCTAGGTTAAATGCGGCTATAGGTAATAGATATATAGATGCTGCTGAAACTGTAGGTTTGCCTGACGCTTTTACAACTATGAAAAAAGTTAGAGAGTATTTATATAATGAATATGACTTGCCAGTAAATAAATTAGGAATGGGTAATCTTTTTGCTAAGTTTAATACAGCAACTATTAAAGGTAAACTTGGTCAAGGAATGACTTACGAAGAAATATCTCAAAGAATGATTGAAAAACACGGTGATGTAGATACTATTACCAAACAAATAGCCGAGTATTCCAGAGATTTAAAATTAGAAATAGATCCTTTGGTTGGATTTCAAAAAGAAAATATATTTCAAGTAGTAGAATTAATGAATAAAGCCTTAGCTAAAGACCCTTACGCAGAAGCTTTTGGTATAAAAAATGATCAGTATTGGGAAAACTTATGGTGGAATAGCGATACTATTACAAAACAAGAAAGACAAGCTATTATGGACAATCCTCATTTCTTATATAATAAAATGTCTGTAGTTAGAGTGGTAAAAGCTGTACAAGAAACTTATAATTTTTTAGATAAACAACACAAATTTAAAGATGCTTCTGGAAAAGTAGAAGCAGAGATGACAATACCAGAAATATTACAAATGCGTTTAGGTATGAACAGGTCTCAGGTGGATAGTTTTATACACGAATTAATTCATACAGTAAATCAACAAAAGTTTATGTATAATGGACAAGCCAATGCAAAGCTTGCTAAGTTTACTTATGGTAGTAAAAATGATCCAGGAAGAATGACTTATCCAGAGCTTGTATTAACTAGTAAAAAATATTTAAAAAGTGCTTTGTTTGATTATTATGCTAAAAAATCTATTAAACGTGGAACGTTCCCAAAATCTGAAAAGGCTTTAATAGAAAGAGAAATAGAGAGATTGTTTGAGTTTTGGCACGAAGCTAACCCTATTATAGAATTAAATTATAATAGAATGCCAGAGGTTCAAAGAGCTGAATTTGAAAAAAGAAAACAAGAATTTGCAAGAGTTAAAAACCAAATTAAAAATTTAAAATTATATGTTCATGGTGATAAAAATAATAGAAGAAAAGGTAAACAAGATCCAAACAATGTAGATAGTTGGTTTAAAAAACGAAACCCTAAAACAGGAAATACAGATGCTCAAGATTATTTTAATTTGCAAAAACAATTTAGAAGATATGAGTATGAAATGAGAAATTTTCAAGATAAGGGTATTAATAATATGATGCGTAATGGTGCTATTAGTAGTAGAACTTTGAAAGAAATAGCTAAGTTTGAAGAGCAAGTATTAGAATCATTGCAACCAAAAACAGAAGCAGGAAGAAAAAGAAAACTATTTGACTTCTTAGACATAGCAGAACCTGTAAAAATTAAAGACCCTGATGGTCCTGGAACAGTTATAGATACTGACGTTAAGTTTACAGGGAAGTTTGCTGCTCAATTAATAAACTGGGAAGCGTTAAGTAAAGCTGATAACTTTAAAAAAACTATTAATGAAATGATAGTTGATAAAGATACAGAAATTGCTAAGTATAAAATGACACCACCAGAATTAACTAAAGAATTAGATAGAATGGGAGATATAGTATTTAGAATGATGAAGCACGGTCAAACTGCTAATGTAATGGATTTGACTGGTATTTATTTAAAAACATTTGAAAAATTAGATGTTGTAGCTAAAAGCGATATAGATATGATAGACTTTAATCATTTAAGAGTTCTTAATAATATGCTAGAAAATAGATATTTAGACGGTTGGAAAGAATGGGGTGCTAGAAAAACTATACATAAAAAACTTGCAAAAGAAATGGAACAGTTAGAAAAAGAACACGGTAGTAAATTAATGCCTCCCGAGTTTGATACAGATTTATTATTTCCTTCTGAGTTAGGTAAGGTTTTAGAAAAAGTTGATAAAGTTTATTCAATAGGTACTGCTCAAGTAGTTAAAGACGGAGTGTTTCAAGAGGTGGGTATTAGATATCCGACTTCTACTGTGTCTAGTATTGCAGAGTCTATAGGTAGAGCACACACAGCTGGTAATACTTTGTACGAAGCTATGGAAAAAGAATTTAATGCAAGGTTAGATTTTATAAGACCTAAAGACGTAAAGGCCTACAATAAAATAAAATCTACTATTGAATCATTAGCAGCTTTTGAAAGACAAATGGGTATAAAAGGAGATGGGCCTATACCTAGACAAGGTCCACGTGAAACTGAGCATGATATATCTATTAAAAACTTAACTGAAAATGTTAGAAGATATAGAAAACTTTTATCTCAAATAGATCCAGATTTAAGAATTCAAGTTGTCAGTAGAGCCGATGGTAAAACTAGAGACTTTACTCCTAGAGAATTGGTAGAGTATATGAAAGAAAATATACAAACAGAGACTATGACAGACGCTTTTGAAACATTGCATGCTAGTAATTGGAAAGAACTAAAACAAATATTAAGTGGTAAACAATTAGCTAAAGCTGGTTTTAAAGGTGGAGTATTTGATTTTAATAAATTCTATAAAATAGAAAAAGAAAATGCGTATAAACCAGAACAACCAGAGTATATGCATCAAGCTATGTCTGAAATGTTTATGGATAAATATGGAATAATAGTGCCAGAAAGAATTATGTTTATTGAACAGTTAAATTTAAGTGATAGAAGTTTAGCAGAAGGTAAAAGAGTATTACGTAAACATTTTCACAGTGAAGATTTAACTTGGATAGAGTTTCAATTAGACATTTTAGATATAGCAATAGAAAGATATGGTACTATAAAAAAAGACGGGAGTATTGGGTTAGATTATAATAAATTAGCAAATACGCCAGGAGAATCTAAAAATAGAACTCAATTAGAAGAACTTACAAATTTTGTACGTGAATCTAATTTAAACAAAGTTCAAGATCAACGTATAGGTTTTATTGGTACTGAAGAAATAGACGGTACTAGATTTAGTAATACATACCATCCTTTACATCACCCTAAAACAAAGGCTCATATAGAATTTTTACAAGATGTTCATATACCACAAGAAACATTAAGATATTTTGGTAAATTAAGAAACACTAAAACAGGTGAAACTTATACAGATATTTCAGAAGTAGATACTCCTT